TGCCCGCTTCTTTGACCAGGTAATAAGATTGGCCATCTTAAAGTTATCATCTTCAACTCTCGTGAGATACTTGATGAAAGGACGGAAATCAGGAAGTCCAATACCTCCCCAGACATAAAATGCTCCTCCTTGTAACAATGCCTCCGACCACAATCGTGTCCATTGGATCATGTGGTCGGCGTATTGGTCGTCAGTCATTTTTACTCGATCCCATTCCTGCATGACTATGTTGCCATAAGGAGGATCGGTTGCGATGAGAGGTACACCTCCTGTTTCGCCTAGCCACGTTTTAACTTCTTCAATTGTATCTCTTGAAGAAGAATCGCCATTAATAGCAAGTCCATCTTTAAACTCAACTTTCTTCACGGTGTTTTTCTCCATGCCCTCTTCTGAAAACATGGATCACAGGCAGTATGTATCCAGCCTCTGTCGCCTTGTTGCCTTCCAGGTTGACCACACGTCTCGCAAATTTTGTAGGACATCGTTTCGGCAAAAGAAATAAAAGCCTCAGTGATATCATCGCCTCCTGTAACATAAAAACGAAGACCTCCAAATTTTTCTTTAATTTGTTGTGCGACGACCTGAAGATTGTCTAACTGTTCTGCGTCTTGAACTGTTTTTGATCTCCAGTCAATATGCGATTGTATCTTACCGCAAAGTGTATCGATCAAATCGAACCATCCATCGTCACACTCTAGGCCCCACATATCAATAGGTTCTTTGTTGAATTCTGAAGATTTGAAAATCTTTGGATATTTTTCGCAAAGAATCTTTTCTTTTTCAGGTGACATGAAGCCAATTATATATTGGCGCCTACCAAAATTTCAATCTTAGTTCTTTTTTTTCTTTTTTCCTCTGTGCTTCTGAATCTGTTTCCACTGTGTATCGTCAACTTTTCTAGCTGGTCCTCCTGTTAAAACTGAATTAACACGCGCCATTGCCCACTGATGTGCAGAGGCACCCGGTCTATGACCTGTTCTCCACGCGGCCAAACCTTTGTTATAGATTGCACGAAGTGCTTTCATAGGAGCACCTGTTTTTTCAGCTTTATTTTTCAGCGAAGTTGTGACATTTGAACCTTTCTTCTTTTTCTTTTCACACAGTACTTCTTCTATAAATTCTCTCAGCAATTCGGTGTCGTCTAAAAATTCAATCTCTTCTTCCACGAGATCTTTAAAATCTTCTTCTAGTTGTTCTAATCCTTCGCCGAATCTATCTTTGAATGCCTTTGTGTGGACGGAAGTTTTAGTTTTCTTACGTTTTCCGTTAGAAGTAAAATCAGTCATAAATCTTGCATCGTCGTACGCCGATTTATCGTCAGAATCAGTCTTTGAACCACGTTCAATCTCTTTTTTGCGTTGGGCAGCATCAGATCCGGACAATCCCTTCAGATAAGCGGGATTTGTTTTCTTTTTAGATTTTTTTTCTTCAAGGTGTTCCACATGACTAATTATGATACAAAGGGATCAAATATGCTGAGAAAAGGATCAACCGGGACAAGCGTTGGAAGATGGCAAATGTTTTTAAGAGGTTTTGATCCGTATAGCGAAGTCGTTGTAACAAATACTTTCGATGATGTCACAGACGCTGAAACAAAAGCATTTCAAGCAGCGAATGGTCTTACGGTCGATGGAATTGTTGGACCTACAACATTAGCGTTTGCTGAGAAATACAATTACACAGATAAAGACGATTTAAACTGGCCACAGAATCCTGGCATAAAGAATCTTTCATTCATTGATAGACAGAAACTGTTTGGTACTTTTTCTTTCATTTCTGCGCCCATTCCAGGTAATCCAGAAGCAATAAGAATAACAAGCAGCTGGGCTGTTGATAATATAACAACAATTATCGTTCCACAGCTTGTTGGTGTCGACGGAGCGGCAAAAACGGGTTCTATTCAAGTACATAAAAAGATAGCCAACCAAACAGCTGCTCTTTTTTATGCTTGGGAGAATGCTGGCTTGAAAGATAAAATCTTGTCATGGGGAGGTTCCTGGGTACCCAGATTTATTAGAGGATCAAGAACATCACTGTCCAACCATGCGTGGGGTACAGCTTTCGATATCAACGCACAGTGGAATGGATTAGGAGCACAACCCGCAAAGATAGATCAAAAAGGTTGTGTTAGAGAGTTAGTTCAAATTGCAGTAGATCATGGATTTTACTGGGGTGGTTGGTTTCCTACCCGGCCTGATGGCATGCATTTTGAAGCATATAAAATCATTTAAAACAAAAGACCCGGATCAACCGGGTCTTTTACAATTCGTTCAATTCACTTTTTACTTAATAGGTATTTTTCTTGATTTAAGTTCTTGCTTTTTAGGAAGTTTTACTTCAAGTAATCCGTCTTCAAAATGAGCTTCTATTGCTGATTCGTCGACAGCTGAACGCAAGCTGTATGTGTAAGAAAATTCTTTACCTAATCTTGATTTAGCTGTGACTTTTAACAGCCTGCCTTCTACAGTTATTTCAACGTCAGAAGATTTTACTCCAGGCAATTCAACTTTAATGCCTTCACTGTCAATCACATCTGATTTATGTTTATGATAAACATCTCCAAAAAAACCTAATGAGTTGAGGATTTCAGTTGTAGGTGTATAAAAACTTTCATGATACCTGCTTAGCATTTTTATTCTCCTTGTATCAGCAACACCGGATCGCTGACTTAAAGATGATAAGCATCAAAAAAATTTTGAACAGGCCTTTACGTCACTTTTTTTCATTAGTCAAAAGAATATGAAAAAATATGAAAAAAACTATGACAACAATTGACACCCAAAAAATCATATCAGTTCTCAAAAACTAACTTAAACTGATCCTGATCCGCTAAAGATTTCTGCTTCAAGGTTTCTGCCTCAGCAAGATATTTGGCATGCATGTCAGCAACTTGTTTTTCGTAGTTAGGATCCAAAGTTAAAGTGTCTGTATTTTTTTCATCAACAACCAATCTGACTTGTCGCATAAGATCAGCTCCATCAACACCTAAAAGCAAAGCTTCCTGAAAAATCTGAATCATTCTCATCGCAACTGCATCTGAAATCTTATAACTCATATTAAATTCCTCCTATAATACTCTAAGCAACTATTCACTCTTGTATAAACAATCATTTTATTAATGATTGTGAAATTAGCGTCTCAACCACCTGCATTGAAATCAATTCTTTTAATTGATTGCAGTCAATTACAAAAGATTCTTGTGGATGTAGCAATGACCAAGCTCCATATAAATCTTTTACATTTTCTTGCAAACGCTTATCAGCTTCATATGAATCTTCTGCATGATGAGCATGAGCTTTGCCCAACAATAAAAATGTGAAGTCAGGCTTTCTTAATTTCTTATACAAAGAATTACAGTATTCAGGGTCAACACCCGATGCAATACCATAGACAACGGAAGAAAGACTCCATCTGTCAAAAATGACAAAGTCAAATTGATGTTCAAGCTCTGATAATTTGGTGTATTGAAAAATCAATCTATTGAAACATTGTAACCACTGAAAAAATTTTGGAAACTTTTTTGCTAATCCGTTTTTAAGCATCCAATATATCAATGGGTATGTTACATAATCAAAAATTGGAACTTCAACTACAATCGCTTTTTTTCCTGCTTTTTCAAGAAAAGACTTTAGTGCAGCTGATTGTGTAGCTTTTCCACATCTATCAGCACCTTCAAATACAATTATTTTTGCCATTTTGTTCTCAATAAACTACATCACCGCATTTACAATGTCTTAAATTTTATTTTTACATTATCATTAGTGAAATGTTTATCTGGATAAGCTAGCCCCGCATGCTCATTCAAAAGGCTTTCTAATCATGCCGTCAATTGTTAGTCCAAATGCATCTAATGTGTTGTTGAATGCACCTGTATCATTGACAAGATCAAGCATGTCTTTTGCTATATTTCTAATTTCAAGCTGTGCATGTGAAGAATAGCGCAGCTTTACAAAATGATAAAAGCTTCTGAAATTAAACATAACGTCTGCTGTAAGCTGATTTCCATATGGAAGATACAATCTGGCAGACTCTTTCGCTCTTTTTCTTGACATTCCTTTTGAAACTAAGCGATCTAAAGCTTCATGATATTCTTTTAAAGAATATTCAAGATGTTGAATATACTTTGCTTTTTCTATATCATCCCAATCCACAGGAACATAATATTTGTCATCTTTTAGTTCTTTGTATCTTGCCGATTCAGCATTGACAGACACACCAATTCTGTGTTTAAGAATATGTACATGACTGGCTAAGTCTGACGTGACAAGAAAATGTAATGAACTTTTTTCAAAAACAGAATGATGTTCATTTTCAGCAAGCATCTTCAAGAGTTGAGGAATTCTGTTCTTTTTTTCTACTGTTAAGTCTCTCGATGTTGAAGTCCATGCCGAAAGAGCATGGGTTTCATCTGAACCGTAGAATCCGATTAATTCAACTTTGTTTGAATTTGAAGGCATTTGATATATTATAGAATTTTTTAGCTAAAAAAGTATAATATAAAATTTCATCTAGCTTCATCAAAAAAGATGAGAAGTTTTTCTTTTAGCTTGTCTTCAAGCATTCTAATAAATTCACGATCTTTTCGAAGCGCAGCCGCGACTCTATTGGCGGCTGCGTATCTTCTATTTCTTGTCGAAGTATCTGATGAAGTTTGATTGACATGGACAACAAGAACCCTAACTAGATCATTTACAAGCTGATCAATAGCATTTTCAACAGGTCTAGTAAAAGCGTAATCAGGAATTCCTCTTGCTAGATCTTCACGTATAGATTTACGAAGTTCACTGGTTTTTATCTTCATAATTTACTAACTATGTTTAAGCACAGTCATCATTTGGAATTGTTATCAACACTTACTCCATCCACATGCTGCACAAGTTACGCATCCTTCTTTGTAAACCAAAGAATTTGAAGAACATTCTGAACACACTTTGTCAGATGTTGATTTTACGCCGTCAGGAATATAACCCTTTAATACTCTGGCCAATACTCTTGAAAAACTTTGCATATCGCTGTACTTGTCTTTCTGGAGTTGCTCTACCATGTATTGAACAGGCACACCATGACGAAGAGCCAATGATAACGACCTCGTAAATGCTCCATGATTTGGATTGGAAAACAATTCGACAATGTCCTTGAAAACAAGATTGTCATCATCTCCTACTGGTATTTG